AGGGGATGCGGACGACGAGGATAATTTGGCTGCTGATTTTAACGAAACCCTTGTTGAGATGAAAAAATTATATGTCCCTGATGTGAAAGGTGATAATATCAACGAGAATCTCGTTAAGTCTTGGCGAAACTTTATATCATAATGTATACATACCGCGCTAAATTGATTCGAGTTATAGATGGAGATACCATTGATGCAATAATCGATTTAGGTTTTGATGTATGGGTTAAGAAGCGCATACGTTTAAACGGCATTGACGCCCCCGAGACGCGCACAAAAAACTTAACCGAAAAGGAGCACGGGTTGAAAGCAAAAGCCTTTCTCAAAGAGATTATGGGCTCTCCGGATGACCCGTTCGTTTTGCAGTCTCATGGTGTTGGCAAGTACGGCAGGTGTCTCGGAACTATATTTAAAAATGATGTAAACATATGCCACAAACTAGTTAATGAAGGCTATGCAGAGGAATATAAAAAATGAAACTCCTACTTGAAAATTGGCGAAAACTAATGGAAGGGGAAGTGATTGATTTTCCCTCATCGTCTGCTGCTCCAGAAGAACCCATTCAGAGAGTTATTAAGTTTGAAGGCGATGTTGCTGAACTTTTGGCTGCTATATATGGAAATCAAGCGGAGATCCCCGTTGAAGTAATTGAGCAACTGGAAGCGCTGGTTAATACTGTGGAGAGGACACTTAAATGAAACTCCTACTTGAAAACTGGCGTCAGTATTTGAATGAAGAGTTGAACTTTCTTCCTATTGAGATTCTCCAAGGAGAAGAAGAGTTTGATGAGGAAGAAGGCGAAGAAGGAGTCTTGGTTCAGAATATTCCATTTAAATCGTTAAGTATGATTACTAAGCAGGGCGAGGGTGTATTATCAGATATATGGCGTGGTGAACTGAGCATGACAGATGGGTTACCTGTGTTATTCTATAATATCGATAAGAAACAATTACTAGTTGAAGATGGTAACCATCGGATATTTCAAAAATGGCTGGCTGGTGAAAATGTTTTTGATGCTTATGTTTATAGCGGAACGTACCATGGTACCCTTCGTCACGTTTATGACGGAGAAGAAAAGTTTGATTGGGATGATGAATATAGAAAATGAAACTGCTACTTGAAAATTGGAGACAGTATATAACAGAAATGGCTACAGCAAGCGTATGTACAAATGCCACAGTGAGAGCAATAGCTACCCACTTCGGAGATGAGGATAAACTTGCAGATCCGAATAACGAAGTGTGTGATGGATTTACTGACGGCATTGATGTTTATATGACCCTTACAAAAGAGCTGGGATATAAATCTGTTAACATATATAGTTGGTGGCAAAGAGCAGCTATGGAAAGGTGGCGTCCTACTCTAAAGAAATTTATAGCAGAACATCCTCAAGGTGTATATTATCTTTCGTCTAAAGAGCATGCAATGGCACTGATAGACGGAAAGTTGACAGATACGATGGAGTTTAGAAGGCTAGGCAGTGTAATCCTTATCAGCGGGCAAAAGATAGAAAAATGAAACTCCTACTTGAAAATTGGCGAGGATACCTAAAAGAAAGCCACCCCTCGCCCTCTGCTGATTATATTCTTTCTCACCACAGACTTGAGGACGTTCGCAATGCTATTCGTAATAATGAAGACCTTGGTAGTCTTGGTATTAGCCCCGGTGAACTTTACAAGCTTGTGTCACTCATTATGGATGAAGATGAATTTGAGGATGATGATAACCTACTTGATATTTTGATGGACCTCTTTGATACTTCCTACAAGCACAACAATTAGAAAGCAAAAAGCGAAGTATTTGAACTTAGCAATATAGAAAATATTTACATTTATAAAGTGGAAAAAGGAATTACAAAGATAACGTAGATTGAGCACTATTTACGATTGGAGGATTCGCTTTGGATAATAATGGCTGGGAAACCTATTCTAAATTAGTATTAAAACAACTTGAAACCCTGGCTGGGGGAATCGAAGCTTTAAGAAACGAGCTTCAGTTGGTACAAAACCAGCTAACAGAGTTGAAGGCGAAAGAAGATAAGGTTCAAGATCTAAAAGTCTGGAAAGAGAAGATGGATGAAGTCTCTTCTCCTACTCAGCTACGTGAACTGTTCGACGAGGTTAACGATTTGAAAGAGTTTCGTACAAAGTCGGTAACCATTTTTATGGTTGTACAATCAGCAATGGGCTTCGCAATTGCGTGGGCTCTAGATTTCTTTTAAACTTTACTAAAAAAGTGTTAAAATGAATATTATGTTCAACAATAAGCTACCTTTGTTTACTCGGTGCTTGTATAATTTCTATTATTGTTATTGTTTCTAATTTCTATACCCTAGTTAAAATATGAACGATATAGAAAAGGCTTCAGATCTTATTAAGAGACTGGTTAAACAAGTGTCTGGTGAGATAGAGCCGGATGATGGTGATCTAGTTCCATCACACTTCATTGTCGGGTCTGGTTATATCTGGTGTTTTCAGCCAGCCACTCGTAGTTTTATAAGAGTTCCACGTGGTATTAGAGTTTATGTATTATATAAGTCATATGACTCCCAGGGAAGACACTTGATATACTCTAATAACAGTGAAATGGTAGTTATCGATCCCGACGAGCTAATAGAAATAGGATTTAACTAATGTTATTTGAGTTTGGAAGATTTTGGAAAGCTTGTGCCGTCATTGGGGCATGCTGGCTAGTCTATTTAGTTTTTGGATACGAGTTTTCTATGATTACTATACTTGCCGCTCTACTCTCAGTCTCTATAGTGAAGGAGAATGATATAATCTATTAATGTATCCTATTAAAGGTACTTATATGATTTATAGATTACTATTACAATGAAAGAGAAAGAAGTATTTGGAGAAATCTCTTCTAAAGCGTTTGAAGTGGGTGATATAGTAGAGTGGTCAACTTGGAGCATTGACAAAAGCCGCTGGGACTATAAATATGGCTTTATTGTTTGCATTCGAAACGAAATTCGTTCCAATCGATTAGTTTCAATATCGACAGTGGTACCATTGGCTGGGGATAAGGCAGAATTGGAGCATTTTTCTCTAAGTTTGCGGCTGGTTTCAAAAACAAGTGGCAAAGATGACAAAAATTGACCTTATATTGTGATATATCTGTTATTTTGAGTCAAGTGGGTTGATATATTCTCTAAGAACCCGTCAGAGTTTACTCTAAAGACCAATTTAGTAACTATTTAGAGTATATTAGGCTAATATATGACTAAAAGAGGTATCTAAATGAACGATGTGCTGACTCAGCTTATAAGCCAATTTATGCCATATGCGCAAGAGAAAATGGGCTTTAACCGAGTTCCTAAGCTCTTTTTGAAGAATAATGAGAACGAAGCCAACAATCCAATGGGAAAAACTGGCTTTTATGACCCGCAAGAGGAGTCAATTACAATATACATTGGAAAACGACACCCAAAAGATATTATGAGATCATTAGCTCACGAGCTAATGCACCACAAACAAAACTGCAACGGGGACTTTGACCAAGTAACCGGTATGGGTGAACAAGGATACGCACAGTCTGATCCACATATGAGAAATATGGAAATTGAAGCGTATCAAGCGTCAATAGTTTTCAGAGATTGGGAAGACAGTACAAAAGGTACTATTTACTACGAACATTTACAAACAGGAGACAATAACATGTCCACAAAAGATTGGAAAAATAAAGAAATCTCAACATTACTATCCGAGGCTTGGGGTTTTAATTTCAATTCTCTTCAGGAGTTTGAGCAATTTAACGGAACCGGTGAGATCCAAGAAGAAGCTGAAGAAATTGAAGAAGTTGTGGAAGAGGGCGAGTCTCCTTGTTCTGCCGACGGAGATTCGGAGGATCGTATCTTAGATGAAGAGGGCAAGGATGCTCTAAAGGAGCAAATTCAAAAGCTCGTCAGGATAGCTATAAAAGAGGCTATTCGACAGAAGAAACAAAAATAAAAACAAAGCAACAATTGCTCATCAAAAAAAGAGATATTATTAATGGCTAAAGCGAACACCCACCTTACCCACCTTGAAGAACTAGTCTTAACCAAGGGTTCAGATGGCTATAAGATGGCTAGAGCATTCCTTGTGGAGCTTTTAAAAACTCTAAAGGGCAATTCCTCGTCTAAAATTAAAACGTCCGTTAAATGGGACGGTGCGCCGGCTATCTTTGTTGGTATTAATCCGGACAATGGCAAGTTCTTTGTAGGAACCAAATCAATCTTCAACAAGGTTCCAAAAATAAACTACACCGCTGAAGATATTATTAAAAACCATGGACACGCTCCGGGTCTTGTCGACAAATTAACAAGAGCGCTTGAGTATCTGCCTAGGCTTAATATCAAAAACATCATGCAGGGCGATTTTATGTTCGATGATGAGATGATTAGTACGACTAATATTGATGGGGAGCCACATTATCGATTTAAGCCTAACACAATTGTTTATGCAGTTCCAGTCGACTCTAGTTTAGGTCAACAAATTGGACAAGCTAAATTCGGTATTGTTTTTCATACAACGTATAGTAGTTTGGACAGTGGAGCTAGTTTTGGCGCTGATGTTTCAGGTCTTAAAAGATCTCCAGAGGTTTGGTTTGATGACGCATACTTCACAGATGATACCGGAACTGTGACATTGACCGATGAAGAAGAAGCTGAAGTTGTTAAATTGGTAAATGAGTCCGATGCAATTGACAGTCAAATAGACTATGATAATCTTCCAGCGGCTTTATTGAACATTTACATTAATACTGAAATCAGATCTGGTAACTTTCTAGAAGATCCTATGAAGTCTTATGATGGTTTCATTAATTGGTTTTCAGAACGTTCTCAAAAGAAGATCGATAAGCTAAAGAGCGATAAGGGAAAACAAAGAGCAACAGACAACACTCAGCAAACAATGCAATCTTTCAACAACAAGAAAGAAGACATACTTAATATATTCAAAATAAGTCGACTGTTGTATAAAGCCAAGAACATCTTTATTAATAAATATAATAATGCTGTATATAATACAAAGCATTTTATCGATGATGGTAGCGGTGATTTAGTAGTTAGTAATCCAGAGGGATATGTCGCAGTCGATCACGCAGGTAATGGAATCAAGTTCGTAGACCGTTTGGAATTTAGCCGCGCAAACTTTGCTGTCGACAAGGGTGCTAAATTTCCAAGTCAAATAAGCGAAGAAGAGGAAGAAGAGGAAGAATATTTTGATATCGACCCAACTGTCGAGCAAACAATTGCAATCGTTCCTGGGGCATTCAAGCCACCACACAAGGGACATTTAGATATGGTGGAGGCATACGCTTCTATGGCTGATAAAGTAATCGTGATTATATCGAAACCAACAAAGAGCGGGCGCACACTTCCAAACGGAAGAGAGATCACCGCTGAAGATTCTTTTGCTATCTGGAAAGAGCTAACCAAGTCTATTCCGAATGTAGAGGTAGGCATCTCAGACCATGCTTCTCCTATAACAGCAGCATACGAATATATCGGATCAGATGGTCCCCTAGATCCTGGCACTAAAGTTATATTAGGTGCTAGCAGAAAAGGAAGAGATGTAGCAAGGTGGGCGAGGGCAGCAAAGTATATTAAAGACGGAGTGCAATTAATTGATCCACAAGAAACAGCCGTAGAGCCAACATTACGACCAAGCGGTGAACCATACAGCGCGACTGAGTTTCGTAATGCACTTATCAACCCAGAGAATCGTGAAGAAATATCTGATTTTATTGGAGAAGAGAATGTCGATATGGTTTTGAGTATACTTGGAATAGACAAAATTGATGAGATGGCAAGTATGGGTGGTGGTGCAGTAGCTGGAAGTTCTACCCCTTTGGGATCTGGGTCCGATAGACCCAAGAGAAAAACTAATAATGAGAGTTTAATCATTGCCAATGAGGTTATGAGACTA